GGATTGCATACGAGCGGATAAGTTAGATATATTGGCTAAAATGTTCGTCAGCTCACTTGGATTATTCTCTAAGTCCGCAATCAACTGCTGCAATGCAGCATATGATGTTTCAGATGCATCTAAAACTAATTGCAAATCTTCTCTCGTTGCAATCTCCTTGACATTACCAGCCGACGCACAAAAATACATTGCACCATTACCATATGTACTGCCATTGGTCACTATGGCAAGTTCTCCGGGCAACAATTTATTTTTATCAAATTTATCAATGGTTCCCTTTCTTATTACAATAGCCACCTAATCAACTCCTATCTATTAGTAGATCAAATCTTCCGCACCATCAAATCTAGCATCGTATTGCTTAATAAATTTATAAAACTGTCCGAGATCGCATACTCCGGACTCTTTCAAAACATCCGTGCCGAAAAAATCATCAAATACTGTTTTTGGAATGTTGTATTCGTAATGTTCGAGAGATGCAAGATCGGAATCGCAATCTTCTTTGTTTGCATAACCTCTTAATTGAGCGAAAGCAGTTTTCGCAAATGTATCTCTTACTGCATAATTAACAATCCAAAACTTAGCCGTTCCAGATGGTGTCACTATGGTTTTGCCTAATGCCATGGTATCAACTCCTTTTTGGTATAATTAAAGGAGTTAGATTATCCCTAACTCCTTATGTATGACTTAATATTTATTTGTGCCGATATGCGTTTCAGCGTTGAGCTTCTAACCTCAATGATATGCCATCCAGAAGTTGTGACGAATGCCGTCAAGTCAATAATGCCTTGCAATTCACTCATGGTTGCTCGAAGTGTTCCGTCGACATAAATTGTAATTTCGTTGTTACTAATCGCTTGCTCTTGAATACCAAAATTCAACGTGTGTGTATGACTGGGTATGCTGACATCATGAGTGTGCGCCGGGATGCTGACATCATGGGTATGACTATCTAGTGTAACTGCATGCTGGTGCTGACCTAGGCTAATAGGATGGCTATGAGGCAAGGCTTCAGATGCTACCACTCCATCTGTATTTCCTGAAATAGTTGCAGATGTTGTAAGCGCATTTAATATCCCTCCAAGTCCACTTGATGTAGAAGTACCACCACCACTTGAACTTGTAGTGCTGGAACCGCCTCCACTGCTAGCCGTTGTCGAATATGTCCTGAATGCCTGTTGTGTAAATTTTAGAAGTACCTTGTTAATCCTTGAAACACTATCGTCTATATTAAATGGCATTGTCAACGGAAAGCCATTCTGTATGTTATCAATAAAACTAAAATTATCGGAGTTGGCAACACCAAAAGCCATATCGATGAGGGTTGCTCCGTCATTTGACAATAGTTTTCCAAGTCGTATCCAATCTGCATTAATACCGATTGCTGACAATACGTTGAATACCGCATTACCATTCACATCAAATCCGGCTGTATATGTAACTCCACCATCCGTACTGACGGCAAATGCATCTATGGTTTCTTTCCAAATCTTTGTTGACTCCGCTCTGGTTGGTTTGTCGTGTTTGTAATAAATTTTAGAGCCATCTGGAAGAACTTCCTCGGAAGAATAAAATCCAAATGAGTGGCTTATCAAATTGTTAAGTTGCTGCACCATTAAATCGTATGCGGTTAATTTTTTGTCGGTAGTTTCTCTTGCCTTAACATAAGTTTTAGTTTCTGCTGAGTATCGCGTTGCCGAATTTCTCGCCGGGGGTTCTGCATCACAACTTATTCGCATTGGCTGTCCAACTCCATACGACACATTCGATACAAAAATTTGATATGTACCTTTGCGAGTAGACACATAAGCAACATCGCCAGCTTCGATTGTTGGGTCGCTTCTTACGGTTGCCGTCAATGGTCTAAATCTCACTCCAACCAATTTACTACCCACAAAGTTTACTACCGCTAATGCATCTGATTGGCTCTGTATGAGGTCGTTTTGTTCAATAGCTATTATATATCCAACTTGTCCAAATAACTCTGTGTGAGGCGTTTCGGAGTTATCAGATACTTGAACACCTGTTATCACAACATCATCTGTGGCGATTGATGGAGTGGACTTGGTAGAATAGAGATGATGGTATCTCGACATATCATCAAAAGTACCGCCGTCAAAGGTATCTCCGCTTGAATAGTTGGTGAAATTACCGCCATCTGCATTGTCACCGGATTGATAATTTGGTTCTTCGGTATCGTCAAAATATCCGCCGTCAAGGTTGGTTTGCTCAAATACTTCAAAGTCATACCATTTAATTTCTAGTGCACCAGAGGTATTGCACCTTGCGAAATTTCCACCCAACTGAGCAATCCACGAAACAACTTCACGGCAATTTGTTGATTCGATAGCTGGGGGCTTTGATGCAATAACATAATTGTAGTTATCAAAATTTTGCGTAGCCAATACCACTCCGCAATAGGTGCAGACAGTATTCAATAAATCTTGTGCTGTGCATGGATATGACTGATTTACTCCGCTAAACGGCTTATCAAACTTACTCATATTATCAAGTGCCGTCAAGGTGATTACTGAACTTCTGAATTTCGGCGAATCCGATGTGAAAACACCTTTATTAACAGTTTCTATCGTCTCAGACAATTGAAGGCCTACCGTGGGGCGAATAACAGCATCGGTAAAATCGTATTCGGAGTATTCATCATTGAAATTATTAAATGTGAGCGAGAGCTTATTGACAACTACCCCACCTACTGTAAATGAACCGTCTTGGCTTGTTGCATCCTCAATTTTTAAACTACGAATTTTTGAGTTATCCAAATTCAAAACCGTGCCGTCAAAGAGAGTGATTTCTGCTCCGGCATAGAATTGGCGGTTATCACCCTTGACGGCGTTCTTAAATTCATTACTAACATTTATCACAGAGCAACCACCTCCCAATCATCATTTATTTTTCTACCAGATTAAATCCGAGTGAAGTATATATTTTCATTCCATCCGACCATCGATACACTTGAGCTGTAGGATCGCTCATGTAGAACGTTCTAGTTTCTATCCCATTAAGCAAATCCACATATTTGATCTGCATCATTCGTTTTGTCATGAATTTTTGTAAAACTGCCCTAGCTTGTGTTTCTGTGGGGTACGCCCACGATATATTACTCAATTCTCGCTTTTGTGCGATATCATCAATGTTCATTTCTCCGCTTTGTGTATCTCTACCGGATTCCTCGCTTGATAAAAAATGAAGCCCCCATGTGCAGGAGGCTGGTGCTTCAAGTGCTATTCCATTTACTTCTAGTATGTAACTGGATGCCATAACATCAACCTCCTACTCTCACAGGGTTCATTCGTCCTTCATAGGACTGTTTGCCGTTATAAATTCCTCTAGCAAGTTCTTCGCCGTCAAGGTAAAGCGGAACCTCTACAACCGGAGCCGAATTGCTCATACTTCTCGTTTCTATTACAGCTCTCATATAACCTCGATATGCGGCTTCTTCGATACCGGCTGAGATATCGGCGTTATTGGCTACAGTGGTTTTACCACCCATCCTGCCTACATACTCGGTTAATCCGTTTTCCCTAGCCATAAAAAACTCTCCGGTGTTGGGGTGTCCGCCACCAGCATAGCCTTTGACTTTATATTCCGGCTTAATGATGCCTAATGGATCGTCACCACTAATCCCGCTCAACTTATACAACACATCGGTTGTAATGCTGAGATTGGGAAGCTTGAAATTAGATACAGTCTTGTAAATATTTTTTAAAGCTGTATTAACCGAAGTTTCAACTTTGGGCATCTCAACACCAGCCGTATCCGAATATGTCTTTATGTAATCAGCCGCATAATCAAATTCATCATTGAGTTTCTTCTGACTTTTGCGAGTCGTGGTAATTTGTCCATCCAGATCGTCTTGTACGCCTTCAAGTTTCGATATCTCGGCGGACAATTCAATTGCTTTTAGTGCGGCTTGTTTTTGCTCCTCGGTAGCCCCATGCATATTGGTTTCTGCGGTTTTTACGGTGTCATTGTATGCCGTTTGCTTTTCAGCTAATAGATCAACAACGGCTTGTCTTTCGTCCTCTAAATCTTTCAGGTTCTTTTCAGCCTCGTACATTGCTTTTGCAGTTTCAACAAGACTTTCTTGGGCAGCTTGAACAAGATAATACTCTTTGGTTTTTTCAATTAAGGCTTCAATTTCATCCTTGGTTCCCTTATAAGCACCAGTTTGTTCATCGATTAATTCGCTCAACTCAGGAACCTTTTTAATAAGCTCTTCGGCATAAGACTTCAATAATTCTTGTTCTGCATTAGTCAAAGATGCTTTATCTGCTAAATCGAAATATTTATCAGCTAAAATTTGAACAGCACCATATTCAGCCTCAATATCAGACTTGCGTTCAGCGTGATTCTCCAACATTTCCTTGGTTTCTTCGTTGAAATCCTTTGAACGCTGAATTAATTTGTCTAGTTCCTGGATGTATAATCCAATTTCGCTTCTGTTAAACTTCGCTTTATCGAGAGCGATAAATGCGCTTGCAATTGCGGTAACAGCCGTTGCTATAGCAAGTACTGGGTGTGCTTTGATTGCCGTCAACATGCCATTAAATGATACATTCAAACTATCAATCACCTTGACGGCGGTTTTTGCGCCTTTATATAGCAAGAATGCAGTAGCAATTCCAGCAATAGCTCCACCGATTGCAATGGCAGTATCTTCAGGTATTAGTCCGATTGCAGTAGTGAAACCATTAATCCCATCGGCAAAATCAGATATTGTATTGTTAACAACAGGTGTCAACATTTCCGTAATAGCATCAACAAAGGATACAAATCCAGTTCCGACATTAATAGCAAATGGAGCTAATGAATCCCACAAGTTTCCGAACGCACGTGATAAATCTATTAAGTCTATATTATCTGAAAAATCATTAATGGTGTTTACTAAATCAGGCAGTCCTTTTCCAATAACCCACGACCCAACCGGTACTAAAAAGTTATTATAAAAATCCTTAACACCATTTGCATAAAACCCCATGAAATTCGATAAACCATTGTTCCATAGGTTCTTTAAGGCCGTTGTTGTTGGGCTTGCTTTTTCTGCAATTTCATTAAGAAATCCACTGATTTTATCAGCAATTTCATTGGATGAGTTAGACATCTTAGCTAATTCATCGTTGAATTTTTTCATGTAGGAATCTGTCCTCTGAGCAATCGCATCGTCCAAAACAGGAAAGCCACCGCCGACATCGGAGCCCTTAGAGCTACCAGAACCACTTGAAAGAATATTGAGCGAGTCAAAACTTGCAAGGGACTTTTGTAGCTTCTTAACTTCATTATTCGACTCACCAGCCGCATCACCAATTCCAGTAATATCTCCAGTAACATCTTGATAAATATCCGAACCAGTATAATCCGGTAATTCATAACCCATTGCCCCGGCGATAACACTTGCCAATCGTTGTAGAGCGATAAAGAATGCGTTAACATATGGTAGCACTTTTGTAATAATCGGAAGGAATATTGTACCTAAGGTACGACTGAGGTTTTCCATTTGCTGTTGCATGATACGGGCTTGGTTAGCTGGAGACTGGATCGTCTTAGCCATATCACCGAATACTGTCTCAGTTTGATCCATAATTGCAAGCCATCTTAATTGTGTCTTAGCGGCTTGGCTCATTTTAGAGACGGTACCTTCAATGCCGTATTTCATGGCTGTCATTTTTAACGTTGCTTCAGTGATATCTACTCCGAGCCGTCTTAATGGTTCAGTTTCTCCGGCCAGACCAGCACGGAGCTTAACCATAGCCTCTTCAACATCAGTATTGAAGAATGATGCAATATCTAATCCAAGTAACGTAAACGACTCTGAAAAATTATTAACAGTCTTGGTAGCCAATCCGAATGCATTAGCCATCTGAGCAAATATCGCCTGATATTGCATAGTCATGTTAGGATCGAGTGACAAAGCCTTAGTTATCTTATCATTGAAAGATTGTGCTCTATCAACAAATTCAAGTGCAAAAGCATCGGCAGCGGTACTGCCCCACTCTAATCCGGACTCTTCTGCTGCCTCCATACCGATCTTCTTAAATGATGTCTCAAATAAGTTGATGGTTTCTCCGAAATCCATAGCTTTTTGAATCGGCTCCAGCGCAGCTCTAACCGCACGTCTAAGAATATAAAATCCCACCGTTAACTTACTAAGACTTGCGAAGAAGTTCATATTGCTCTTGTAAGCTTCGTTGTGTGCCCTAGAGAGGTTCTTGGCAGCATTACCCATAGATTTTATCGTTGAGTTGTATTTACTGCCTTGTGAAGCCAAATTCGCCATGGCATTAGTCATTTGAATGAGGTTCTGAGATACATTCGGAGCGGATGACATAACAGTCATGAACTGCTTCATAGAATTGGCCAATAATGGTAGGTTAGTGATTGCGTTCGACACGCTTTTATTACCGAGTTTAGAAATACCTTTGGTTAAATCAGCTATACCTTGAACACTTGAAGAAGCTCCATTGGTTGCCGTCAAAGCGGATGAGATTTGCCTTAGTGCGTTGGCAGTGTTGTTGATACCGGATTGATTAATGGAACCGAGCTTTTCAATATTCTTCGCAAGTCTAGTGAAATCGGCTGTCTTGACAGTGCTCATATTCTGAACAGACCGACCAAGAGAATCTACGCCATTTGCAAGATTTTTCAATCCACCGGCATTCAATCGGTTGAGTGAACTTGACATTCTTTCGAGTTTGTTTACGAGTTTATCAAGGTCGGCATTCGCTTTTTGTGCTTGGGTCTGTACTTGAATTTCTAAGCGGTCGATTTGATTTTCTGCCATATCTCACACCAACCTTTCGGGGAAATAATTTTATAGGAAGTGTCATATCTGACACACGTATTCGACATTAAAAAAACAAGGCACCCAAAACTATTCAGGTGCCTTGCTATCGTTTTCTTTCATTCTTTCATTCATGGCTCGCATTGAGCGTCTAAACTTCTCATAAACGTCAACGGCTTTTCCATCTTCTGTCTCGTCCTTACTGTAAGGTTTTTCTGGATATTTTGCTTTACGGCCATGCAAAGCGTTTTGAACTGCATCTCTTATATACAAACCTTGAAGCCAATTAGAGTAATTCATTTCCTCATATCGCGCATCTCGTTTAGCCAAATAATCCTTTTGATACATTTCCATGTATTTGGGATTTAGATTAGGGAAAGTTTCAAACGGAATCTCATACCGTATAGCTGCAGGAAAATAAACCTTGTCGATTAAGTCGGTAAATGAATTGACCTCTATTCGGTCGGTGTTGCTTCCTTCGTTGCCTTGGTTGCTCTCGCTACTTTGATTTTGGTCTCCTGTGTCTCCAGGAGTTTCTTGAAAAAATGGCTATCAGTAATGGCCTTAACATAAGCCTCATAGATATCTTCAATGTTGCCGCCGCCAAGAACGTGTTGTTCCATCAAATAATCAGCTTCTGCCGGAATAGTTCCGGTTACGATTGCCACAAATGCACTTACGATGGTAAACATTAAATCAGGGTCAATTAATCGTCTCAACGGAACACCATACTGTTCCAATCTCTTGGAATGTGCGAAATTCAACTCCGGTACTTCATAATTTTTATTATTGATTTTAACCATACTCATAATTTATCCTCCATAAATTTCAAATTAATATTTGCATAAATAAAAAGGGGATAGACATCAAAATCCATCCCCACGATTACTCATTACTAAACAGTCTCTTCCTCAAATGGCGTAGTAGGGGTAAGCGTAATTGTCATTTCAACAATTGCATTTACTCCAGCCTCATTAATGTAATAGCTGAGTTTACCTTTGCCTGTGAACTTTCCTTCGCCTCCGAGACCATCATTACCAAGCCAGAAAGAGTATTTCTTTTCAACACCCTTTAAAGTTTTGAGGGTTGCTCTCATAGTCTTGTCAGCATTGATCGTAATGCTCATAGCCTCCTGAGACTGAATACCATCGACAAAAGTCTGGATTTCATCGTCAAGAGTGGTGGTTTCTAATTGCTCTGGGGGACCGCCAATCTGAGGAATGGTTTTAATTGGACAAACTTGCTCCCAATCCGGTGTCTCTGTAGCGCTTGAATCGTACATAAGTTTTGCGTTAAAACTTGAAAATGCCATAGTTTATTCGCTCCTTTCGGGAATAAAAAAAATAGCACATGGATTTCCATGTACTTAGTTGAGGGTTATATTAAATTCAAAAGATTGCCGTCAAAGGATTGTTTTGCTCTGGGAGTTTTGGCAATCCTATAATGTATCGCCTGTGCCAATGATACGATTGTATCTCGCTATGTATCGGCAAATATCTGTATTGGCAGCATTAGTGACTTCTCGCGGGCCAAATACTACTCGGAATCCCTTCGACCTCATCTTATCTTCGGCAATTTTCATGAGACTTTTGGCTGTAGTCAACTTGGTTGAACCAGTAGTATAAAAAGTGATTTCTACTGTCATGTTATTAGCATTGTCGTTATTGTCGAAATCATCAGCTGCTGACTCATTCCCAAGGACATTAAAGTACATGCTTGGAAATTCTGGAGGGGTCGATTGAAAAGTTTGAGAAGCATCTTTAAGTTGGGTTGTGGTATAAATGTTTTTGACTTGTGTAAAAAGATTATTGCTTCTATCCACTTCCAAACACCTCCTTAGCAACCTTAGAAACCAATTTATGCAGTTCCTGTCCTGTCTCAAACATGAACGGTCTGGATATCATTCCTTTTGTCCAATGCCATTTACCATCGGTTGAATTAAAGTAGAACCATCCGGCTTCTCCATGCTCATTAACATCGTATCTCCAATTTACAAGAGAAGTATCAGGGTGTGGTGATTGACTTCCGACTATGCCAGTACCAAATTCAACCCATGCCGCATGAGGGCAATCGGTGTAGACAATCCATGTTGCACCATTCTGAACAACTCCACCATATTCAGATTTGATACTTTGAAGTAGCTCGGAAGTATAAACCGCATCATACTCAGCAATTTTTAATCGAGCAATAAATACGCCTTCTTCAGCTAATTTCTCGGCTAGTTTCTGACACTTATAATTAATCTCGGCTTGATATTGACGGAGTTCTTTGACGGCGCGGTTTATTTCGGATACTGATAATCCAAAGGATATTTTCTTACTCACCTAATCACCTTCCATCAGTTCACCTTCCTCGCAAACCTCCTTGTAAAACGGCTTGAACACATCGGGTAATTCCGGAAGCATAACACCGTCAACAGTCAAGTTGGTGGCTATTAAATCAAGATGCAATACAGGAATTTCTCCTGCATTGTGAGTAAGTACGTATCCACGTACACCGCAAACATCATTTCCATCAACCTTGATGTGAGCGATTATTCCATCAGTGTTTATTTCAATTTTTGGTAGGCTATTCATCAATTCACCTTCTTAATCGCATACTGCGTAACATTGATATCCTTCGCAACCCTAACAACTGAATGGGTATGTCCGGTTATCTGATTACCGGAAGTATCCAGCGGATATGTGCCGTCAATGAGTTCTGGGGTTTTTCCAATCCATAAAATTGAATATTCATCCAGAGGGAGAATATCATTTGTTACCATAGTGCTATCATAATCGAGGATCGCACCAAAATACTGCGAATTAGTTTCGCCTTTATTCGGTGATACCCTAATACGGGTTTTTACCGGGAGTGCATAGCCCTTTGTAAATTCTCCTGTCTCGTCACCGTTTTCATCGAGGATTGGTTGCTTGCCAAGATATAATGCATAATATACAGTGGTTTTGTTTATCTCTAAGCTTCTCATAACACATCACCATCCACAACATAGGTCGTTCGGCTTTTAGCAACCGGAACTATATCAACGACAAAACTATCTGGAATTCCGGCTTTTTCATATGAACGATTAATGCCATTCTCGGAATGTCCGGTCTGGCCTTCGGCTCCACGCTTGTTATAGAGATATACAGCGATATCCAAGACGATATCAGAATACTTCTCTAATGCTGCTATCTTCTGTTCATCCGTATATCCAAATGGATACCGCTTGTTCAGTACCTTATTCTCTGCTTGATTAAGTAACAAGGACAGCATAGTATCCTCGGAACCATCGTTATCCAAATATGTTTTTAGATTTTCCAGAGTGATTTTTGCCATCCTTGCCACCTACTTTTTGAGTTATTTATGTGTTCTGCTGAGCTAAAAACTCAGTAATCATATCTGCCTTTTTAGTTGCAGTGATTTTATATCCAAGACTTTCAGCTAACTCCACAATTTTTTCCTTTGACATCGTTGTAAAGTTGATTTTTTTGTTGACTTCAGCGGAATCATCTCCACCTTCATCCTGACCGTTTTCATCGGTTTCTTCGGTAACCTCAACAGTCTTATCCTCGATCAGCTCGTCAACAACAGGAACCCAACCCTGCTTTAGATATAAACTATCGCAAACAGGGTTAAGGCTCTCAATTATTAATCCGCCTTTAGCGAACTTCATATACCAACGACTACGCTACAGTAACAGCCTGTGTAGCGGTCTTTGTAACGCCGTTCTCAACGTAAGTAATCGTTACATTACCGGATGCGGCGATAGTTGCAGGGGAATATGTGTAATTGGTTACAACAGCGGTACTAGAATCACTGTATGTAGCAGTTACAACCATGCCAGCCGGAGCAAATGCCTGTCCAGCGGTATAAGATGTCTTGGTGGGTGCCGTAGTAATTGCGATAGATGCAAGAGTCTTAGCAACGTGAACGCCGATAGCCGGAGCTTTCTCATTCAGTACAAAAGCATCATAACGAATACGACCTTCAACTAACCAACCAGAGATACCAGGTGCATCAGTGTGGATCTTGTATTCCTGGAGCTTAACCGGAGAAGGCATAGCAATCGGATTAGTGATAATGAAATCGACATTAACCGGGAAGTAAGATGCCGGAGCTTTGATAACGGGAACATTATCAATTTCACCAACCAATCCGGTAATTGCGATCTGAGTCGCCATGTCACCTTTCTTGGTGAATGCTTCATCAAGCTTAATCAAGTTGTGGAACTTAGACTTACAAATACATAATCTACCGGCGGTAGGAACCTTTGCATCGTCAAGAATTTCCTGTACTGCGAGGAACTGCTCATATGCATTGGCTTTTGTTACTGCCTCAGAAACGACATGTCCAATCTTTGCGCCAGCTACCAAAGCTGCAATACGATATGTATCAACCTCAGGAATAATAACCTCGTCAACCTGTCTACGGAGTGCGCGACCTGCCTCCATGGTCATCTGAGTATCGTCATAAGACTTACGATCAATGGTGAATGTAAAAGAACGATCTTTGGATACAGTCATTTCCTGTACTTCATTGCCAAGCTCGCTAGGAGTACCATAACGGCTTGTACCGCTTAGGGAATAGTCGTTTAATCCTACGGTAGGAATGGAATATACCTTGACGGTAGAAACTCCAATCCAGTCGTACTCAGAATTAACTAATCCATTTGTGAGAGAACCTAATGTAAATCTCTCATCTACTTTACTGGAATATTTCTCAGCATAATTAACAGCCATAATATTTACCTCCTTGGGGTAATGGTGGGATAATTGTTATCCCTACGTTATTTGTTTAGCCCTTATCAAAACCGGCTACAAAAGCATCTGTAATCTTACCTGGGTCGCCAGCAGGGGGAACGGGAGCTTTCTTCATCCACTCCGCTTCTCTTGCTTTATCACGTGCTGCTTGGAAAGTAGCCTGAATACGGAAGAACTCATCATAATCACCGTCAAGTTGTGCACTAGCAGCTTTGATTGCTTGCTCCTCTGAATAACCCATTCCAATGAATGACTTCGCCATTTTATTGACAGTGTTTTCACGCTTCAATGTTTCGAATTCAGTCTGGAAAGCAGCTTCGCGTTCAGCCTTTTCAAGATCAAGTTGAGCCTTAGCATCAAGAGTCTCTCGATATTTCTTTTTCCAATCAGCTGCATCAGATGCAGCTTTATCCATGGCGAGTTTTAACCTCTTTTGTTCAGCTAATACCTTTGCAAGTTGTTCCTCTGCCGTCAAAGTAGGTTCCGGAGATGGCGTAGGCTCTGGACTTGGCGTAGGTATCGGAGTAGGTTCCGGTGTGGGTTCGGGATCAGGATCAGCAAAAAACTGTAAGTGATAAGGTAATAGGGTTTTTGTTTTGGTTGAATCGTTCATAAATCCTCCTGCGATTTAGGTCTTCTCTGACCATCAATTAAATGTGCGTTTTACGGTTCTCTCCGTAGTCCATAAAGAAAAGACAGCCGATTTCTCGACTGCCTAATGAATGGGTTAAATATTGCTAAACGCTGATTTCCGTGGTTGGTCCGAAGCATCAGCCATGGACTTGCCACCTTCAGCGTTATTAACTGAAGATTGGTTGTTTGGTTTTTCCTTCATTGCCTTTTGAATAGCTTGAATCAACTCCTTGCTATCATTCCAAACGGATTGAGGGTCTGTAAACAATGAAACAGTCTCAATAACGTGTTTTCCATCAATTCCAGCACTGAGCAAAGTTGAAAGTGCATTACTCTTGGTAGCGATATCATAAATCTTGTTCCGGCTAAACCTAATCACGACATCTGATACTTTGAGGTTCACGATATCAGAAATTTCCTCTGGAATGTCAGTGGACTTTTTTATAATCTCCAACATAATACGGATTACTTGGCGTTCGGATTTTTCGAATACTGACTCCGAATTAATGGCACTTGTTTCAGCAAATTGCCATCCGCTTGATAAATTCATAGCTGAACCGGTTGAACCTCCGCCAGAATTCTCTTGTCTCTGTGGAACACCAGCTATTTCCATGGCTTGAGATTGCAAATAATTAATCAACGTCTGAACCTCGGACTGATTAAGCACGTTTTCAAGGAATTGGATATTTGCTTGCACACCCTGAGGTGACTTGGTTTGAATGACCCCATTCGGCTTAATACCTTCTTTTTCATCCAACGCGCAATTGTTCATCCATATAATACTCTGAACGTGTTGAGCTATGTCGTTTGCACGATCCGAATTAATAATGTTGATTGCATCCAGGATTGACATAACCTTTTCAAAGCATCCCATCCGGTCATAGTCATTAACATATTCAACGATTGGAATTATCGCCGGGATATTGGCTACGCCTAGACCATTGGTAACTGAAGGAGTTCCTTTGGTTTCAACTCCATTAACAATCCTTGTACCATTGTCAATCTCAAAGTAAGTATCATTGGTATAACATCCATACAGTGTATTACCATTCTTCTGAACACTATATGTAACCGCCATAACCGGGCGTTGGTAGATATCATTCGAATAGACAACAAATGTTGTTAGCGGATTAAGCACCAATACATCAAAAACTGATTTGCCGTCAACAAAAGGTTTGGCTTTAATCATCCGGTATCCAACTCCACAAATTTTGAAATATCTCGCAAGTTCAACATCGGCAGAAGCTTTGGACTCTTCCAATAGCATTTCATTGAGAGCGGTGATCCTTAAATCATCTTTATCAGAATCGCTCTCGGGAACTTGCTTCTTTGTGCGCTGGATATATGTGATAGGACTACCGAACTCATAAGAGACTTTAAAATCTGTTATCTTGGCGGCTCCGTTTTCGGCTATCTTAATATTGATATCATCCCTGATCTTCTTTTCCCTATCCCTGATTGGTTGAATTCCTTTTTCATACTTCAGTAGATAATCAATTTGAATACGATTCATTTCGTGATCAATCAGTGATTCGTTCAACACCTGAATGACATTAGAAGCATCAATGTTCTTAACATCCGTATATATTTTTTTTCTGCCCGTAAATTCATCCATGTGCATTCACCGCCTTAAGGAAATTTATAAAAACAAAAAACACCGTCAATGGAATACCTTTCCGCTTGACGATGTTCGTTCGGATTGTTTGCGTAATCTGGATATATAAGAGATATCCTTTGTTCTAAATACTAATTTATTAATGCCTCCACAACTCGGACAAGTGATTTCGGAATCACCTTTTACTTTTCCAAGGAGCCGATTGCATTTCTGGCAATGAAAATCATAATACGCTGCCATAAAATCACCTGACCTTTATGTATATTAAATCATCCTCTACGGCATAATAAAATGACCGCCTACGATTGAGGGGGATCGTAAGCGGTCTATTAATGGGAGGATAAGTGAGGGGCTTGTTCGTTTTTTGATAAATTTTATCGTCTTCATTATATCACACTGGAATATGAATGGTATGAAACTTCATAACACACCTAATTCCCGTCATTTGAGTGTTCAAGATATTGTGATATTCGTTTGGAAATAGTACTTTGTTCAAAACCTAATTTATCAGCAATTTTTTGCTGATCCATCCCTTCAATGAATGAATATGTAAAAATTAGCTTAGTACTCTCATCGGGGATTGATTCTATAAATTCATCGATTTCCAGCCATGTCATTTCCAATGATTGTTTTGCATATTTCAATTCCTGATAGTGATTTTGTAATCGTTCAGACCACTTCTTGTAATTTTCATGACCTTCAGGTGCGGATACCGTCTGAAATGTTGGACAATAAGGAAATCGAGCAGACGATCCCTTAACCTTTCCAGATATCACTCCTGGACGATTAGCCTCACATCTATCAATCTTTTTTTGTATTGAAGCAATTCGCTTTTCGATAAATCGATATTGCTCAAGTTGTTTTTTTGTCATGGTTTTATCCCTCCCTTAAAATCCTAATTTGCTACGATCAGATACGGTTACTTTGACGGTGGTTGGATTAGTCACATACAATGCAAGCTGAGCAAAACCGTCCGGAATATCGTCAGTGGGATTTTTCCCCTTAACGGAATAACTAAGCAGAAATCCCATCATCTTTCCATATTGGCTCTTTGCCGTATACATGGATTTATCCTTGAATAACACATGTTTCTTGACCCAATCGGCATTAACGATGATCTTAGTTTCCTTGTTCGAGGTTGTAACTTTGGAAGTGATATTGCATCGTCCATGTTTCTTCTCAACAAGCGTATTGACGTTATATGCCACCCTACTACCACCATTGTTAGATTCAAATTGGCATTGCTGCATGTTATGGTTAACAATGATATCAGCACAATTTTTTTCTTGGATACCAAAATCTGCGGTATCATCACAGACGCATTCAACACAATAAAAATCTTCGCCGTATTGATATATAGCCGGTAAAAACATGAAGTCTGTTCCTTCGTTTTTAGTATCACATATTCCGATAATTGCATCTGGTTCTCGTAATGGCAATTCGAGGTATCGCCTAATCTCTTCTTCGGTGTATAATAATCCCTCACGTTCAAGTGGTTCACTCTTATATAGACACTTATACGAAATATCATCCATGGTATCTTCTTGGTCGTGGAAATATTCTTCAGTAAATCCAACGCCATAATCATAATCAAAGTTTGACTTATTTGTATCAGGGTCAACATCAGGGATTGCGATGAATTTTGCTTTTTTAGAACCACCAAATTTTACTTGTAGTCTCCCAATGACATCATGGACTGACCACCTAGTTGCAACATGGATTTCCTTGCAGCCGTCTTTCTTTCTCTGTCTTAAATCAACCGCATATGTAGTCCATAGCTTGTCGAGTCTAAGTTTGGATAATGCCTCTTCTATGCCGCCTATTAAGTCATCACAATACAGATATCCATTACATCGAACTTTACCAGCATTCTTGGACCCTACCGAAGTACACTGAACGCTCTTGAATGGTTTGAATTTACCAAAATTTATTTGTTCTATCTTCGCGTTCTCCGATTCCTTTTGAACCGATGGAAATACATCGTGCCATAAATATTCATCACTGGATGTAATGTTATTGACGGCATCGTAGAACATCCTAGTAATATCACCGGAATGGCTGACAAATAAGTTGTAATTCTCTGGTCTTCTGCCAACCACCCATGATATGAAAAACTCTCCCAAAGTCGTCTTACCTGTGCCGGGTGGTAGTGATAAACTCAGTAATTCCAAATCCCCTGTTTCAAGTTCCTGCAATGCTTGTATGATTCCAAGTCTTAAAAACTGTTTTCTCCTGGGAAGGTAGAACATTGATTTTAAATCACGGTTTTTTTCAATGTATAAAAGATAATCATCGAAGAAATACGGTGCACGGAACAGTAAACACTTGTTGTATAATTCAAAATATTTTGTTCCTCTGCTTGAGAGTTGCTGACTAATCCTCTTCACATTCTCCGCAACCTTCATGGCCTCATCGACATCACCATCATCGTTGAGAATGTTTCTGGCGGTCTGGAAAATCAGATATAAGTTATCATAATTGGTTAAGTCGGATTTTTTGAGTTTGTCTAATATTTGTTGGTTTCGTTGGGATATCATAAAAATAGCACCAATCCTTTCTAAGAACTGGTGCTCGATGGCTCTCTGTCTTATTGTTTATTTGTGGTTTTGCATTTTGAGCAAACAATTTCATAAGGTGTATCCGGTGGAAGTTTACCTAATAACTTTCCGCATTCTTTGCATCTTACTTCGTGCATCTGATTTACAATGTCTTTAATCATCTGCCTGCCGATACATCGCCCGGGAATACAAATCAGCTCTTTGCCATCTTTGACAGCCTGTTCATACATTGTGAGAAAGGTTACTTGCCATGCCGTCAAAGGGGCTGGTGTGGTTTTTTCTGCGAATTCTAATAATGTCATTTATGCACCAACTTTCTTAAATCATTGGAAGTCTGCAATGCCAATGCTACCGTCAAGACAATAATGCGTAGTTTGAAATTCAGCGAATCTGTTTATTAGCCCTAATGCCATGTTCTCACTACAGTCAAATAACGGGTTGATTTTGGTAATTTTATTGATTATCTCATCACTTGTAGTTTCGCTGCATAACCGGCACTTATAAACTGCATGATACATTTATCTGTGCCTCCTGACCATTGGCAATCCATGACGTTTGCGCCAATTATTTTTGAATTGCCTCGGAATAAGTATTTCAACTAATCGCCTTGACTGCTTCTTTGATAGGTTTATTGTGAAACTAGCACTCATGGTCGAACTATGTAAGCCAAAATCATCAATATCTAAACCTCCGATATCATGGCTAATATTTACCGGATCCCCAATCTCCCTAAATTCCTTGCCGTCAATGGAATACATTAATTTTGCATCTGATTTTTCACCCATCAACCTTCCTCCGCTTCTCCGAACAACTCAATGTATTTTTCAGGTGCATTAACCCCTAAAAAATCTGCTAACTCTCGTTTAGATATTACTCGAACTGTATCTCCATATAACGGATTTTCAATAAGTATGATATATGTTCCACTATCTGATTTCCAAATTGTTTCTCTATAAAGCCATCCTCTGCTATATATTTTGGTCATTTTCTTTGTATCGTACATCTTTCCATCAATAATCTGCTTCATATTTCATCCATCCCTAAATACAATCCAACGGTTTCAACCTCAAAACAAACCTCTCAAACTTCGTACTACACATATTTACAATCGTATTTCTGGTATCCACCAGAGAATCCCATATATGTTCTTGCTCATCCGTAGAAATCTCCTTGATTATGTAATAATCATTCCATTGATACATCCATCCCCAAGTATTATCCTGATATTTTCCGTCAGATAGTTGGTTAATAAAGTGGATGCACTGCGAATTATCGCTACGATCAAAGCAATAGCAAGCGAATACTTTAACGGCACGACCTTGCTTGACGGCTTGTACTGAATTTAAGTGACATTTAAGATTGAACGGAGCTTCACCAATCACAAAATCTGTTGGATTGAGTTTCTGGAAGTGTGTCGTGCAATATTTTTGGATGCGTTTATAAATATCTGATTTTTTCATTGATTTTCACCCACAATCTCATACGGTATCATGTTCATTTCAGCATATAAAACCTCAGCTGTGCAACCTCGGCTATTCTTCCAATCACCGAAGACTAACATCTTATTACACTTACCAAGCAATTCAATGCACATTTCAAGTCCTCTCTCGTAAGAAGTATCGTAATATAAATACCCGAGTGCATGAATCGGACTGATATATGTATGTTCTGGATGTTCAGCGACCAATTTGCGAACAATGGTTTCAACTTTTTGCTTATTTTCTTCTAAACCTGAATATGGATGCGATGTATAAACTAACATTCTTAACCCTCCCAGTTCTTAACTTCATTCACACCAAACCCAACAACTTCACATGCTCCGCTATCAGTGGGTTTATAGAAAGCTTTCGGATTCTGCGGATACATAAACTCAATCATGGCGAAGTTGGCTATATCTGCAAGGAATTCGGTGTTTCCGGTATCTTTATATTTCTGCAGCCGTTTTTCAAGGTTGCCAATTGCATCAAGGCATTTTTCTTGCTTATAGTTCTCCTGCATCGGACCATACTTATAATACGACATAACCATCATGTTCTGACGGATACGATCAAACTCAGTGGAATATTCGGTTGATAAAATTTGTTCTGGACTCATGTGTTACCTCCTAAATCATCGTGTACCACGTTTCTCTTAATCCGGTTAAGCTGCATATTTCCAAATGTAGCCACCAACTGATTTTCTTTTACCGTTGCAACAATCGGGTATATGTTTTCTGCATATTCCGGTTTTTCTCTCCATTTCGGCTCCACTATCGTACACGGCCACTAGATCACCATCAAATGTATACTGTGCTATCCTCTTGCACATCTTTTTATAGTTGTAGTTTAGTTTTGGATTATAGCAAGGAATATCATCATAAGAACCGTCTGATATTTTCCATTGAAAACCGGCTGAAATTTTTGCACCGCCTCTAAATATTTGAAATATGCTATTAACGGATACGTTAACATCCCTTGCAGCCATCGCCACGCTTTTATATTCACATATGAATTTGCCATCAAGAGAATATTTACATATATTACTGAACTGAGAAGGATTTTCTAATTTTATTTTACTCTGCTTCAGTCTCGTTTCGTCCGAAGTCATTCCTGCTGTTTTGCCTCCGTTAGCTATGTTGTAACCATATTTTCGGCAATTACTCCGGTGCTGCGCGATCAATGCAATTTCCCAAGACTCGGCTTGCTCTCTTGTTAGGTTGTCCATCAATACTTCATGTGCTACATTATCCCATCCATATTTTTCGATGGCATTTTTGAGGTATTGATTATAACTATATCCGTTTCCGTTTCTCCATCTCAACTCTGGTTTTCTGCAAGTAATTCCTATATATTTTTTACCATTAGGAAATGTATGCATATATACAGCATAGCGTCTCGCTGATTTACTCATTAACTCAACTCCGTATGTATCACATTGATACTTTCCAATTTGTGTTCCTTGTCCCATAAGAACGAATAACTTCGTTTTGTAGCTCCGATGTACCCACTATCATAATGCCATGCATCACTTCCGGTGACACTAGGCAGCCATCGGAATATAATTCCGTTCTTTTCTTTTACTTCTTCACAGTGAATGTGTGCTAAATGGTATTCCCTATAAGTTGTATTAACCCACATTTCAGGCACTTCAACACTCATTAATCCAGGAAGATTTTCTTTCTTCTCATAATAACTATGACTAAATCCAATCAGATTAACGCCATATTGATAGTAATATCTTGCCTTGCAATTGATATCTATTTTTACACGCTCGTTATCTCTGAACCATGCAAATAGATAGTTAATAGCGTAAAATTCAGTAGTTCGGCAATGATTTGATGCAATATAGAAAGTCTCAACGGGGGCATAATGCTGTAGTTTATCAATAGCCTCCACTAACATTTCAACACCTGTTAAAAACATCTTCTGCCATCTTACATCCGTGTTCTGTGGTGTGCCTCCGGTCGTAGTGCTTGCCATATTATCGCTGTTGAAAAAGTCGTTACACCAAACAAATAATATTTTCTCTACCGGAATGCTCTCTAGCCGTCTGCATTCGCCATCAATGACTTCCATGAATCGGCTTCTGGCTATCTTGCTATCATAATTTTCACCGCATTCCCTATGCCATCCAAGCTTTGCAAGATGAAGATCACAGATATTTACCTCGAGCATTTTTTGACTTTCAATTTTTGGACTAGGAGTTATGTACTCTGGTTTATATTCCTTTGAAAAAGTCTCAAAATGTCTTTGAAGTTCCTGTAATGTAATTTCTTCTTTCTTCGGTCTCACGGAAATTTTACTCTGATAAAGAAGAAGTGTGTTACCTCCTTTTTTTTGGGCTTGCCAGAAATTACTTTTATGCGAGATTACATCCCACTTATCACTATCCAGGTTGTGTGCCTCCATGATAATATCCGGAGTAATCGGATCGCCTTCCATCAGTTCAATAATTCCCTCGAAGGTTGCGGACCCATCGGCTTTATAATCGACTGACTTAGTGCGAGGAATTCCATCATGGGATATATTCTCCTTGACGGTATTTTTTGCGGTTGCCGTTTCCGTACCATTAATCCGGCTTCTCCATTTTCTCAAGGCCCGATTGAACGTATCGTAGTTCATATTGGATTTACCACGATAATAATTCTCATATATGTAGATTGGAGAATTGCCAGCCTCCATCATCTCAACACATTTTTGTTTGACTTCTTCAGGAATATGTATTTTTTGCATGGTTCACCATCTTTCTTGGGATAGATTATAAAATTTATTTCAAAACATGCTGTCAATGAAGTGCTAATTTATGTAATGCGCCTGGGTGAATCGGACACCCATGAAATCCTGCGACAAAAGTTCAGCAGCCAGATAGCGCAACGACATACGTCTTTCGACATTCAAGGAAGTATGCTAGTTCCCGTTCGGTTTAGTTGCTCCGACAAGCATATTCTTGCAAGAATAGTAGTCTCTCCCACTGTCCGTACCGAATAGACCCACACAGTTCACGGTACTATGGTCTGCTTCCTATGTAGCCGCCGCAATAATGTTACACATCATCGCTCTTTCAGACCTCTTCCACAATCGGTTAACCACTCATCCAAAAATTTTATACATCGTGAAAACGAAGCAATTCAAATCTTTCATAGCGATTGTAAACCGAAACTGCACCGGACGGAATTGAACCGCCATAACCGCCAATCGGTCAGCACAACGTGGGATTCTCACCCACAAAAGGAGAACACAAAATGATGAAGAAGATGATTGGAACGGCAGGGGTCGAACCTGCATATTATCACACCTGTGATTAATGGACTCGAACCAATTACGCGCCCGTAGCCGGGGCAGTGCATTACCATTATGCTACGTTCCATTTATATCAACCCCACCAACATCCCTCTTATCATCAGCCGATGTGACCGTTCACACTACTTAACTTCTCGCGCTTCCTGAGATATTGATAGGGGATATGACTATTTCTGATTAGTTCCAAGTACATTTCTTTCGATGCGATCTTCAACTCTGCGGTTCATCCACATCAAAGCTTCTTCGATATGAGTTAATGCAATTGCATTTTCTCTGGTTGCAAATTGACCGGATTGAAAACCTTTTAATCTGTCACGGACGATTTCAAGTAGGTCGGTATCGAGAACTCCGGGAATAGACGTTAATTCTTCTTTTCTTGCTCCGTTTTGAAACTGGATAACGGTTTCTTTAGGTACCATCAAGCCGACATCAGATACAACCACATATGCGTGATTAGCTCCGCCGTTGCCTGATTCATCGATTGCAAATACCCTGTTTAATTTTTCTCTTTTCTGAATAGTGCTTAATTCTCTCATGGCAATTCCTCCAATGTTTAATTATTTTCCAAATATCATTTCAACCACTGATAATTTAGCCCGTAAAATTTCATTTTCCTTCTCATATCCTTGTAGCCTGTCAACCAGTTCAGCAATATGAGCATCTGATCTGTCCTTTTCGTGTTTAAGTCTTGCTTGCAATTCCTGACATTGCGCTTCGTAATTAATTCCCGTTGTTTCCATGATTAACCCCTCCCTCTATAATCCATTGACGGCATTGTTCTGATACTCGATTTCCTCTTCATTCAAGTATTTATGCCTTACCATATATCGTTGAATAGTATCCTCAGGATAATTCTTAATCCCGTTATACATCCGTACATAGACATCATGGCTTGGATTCTTTCCTGCCCAGCTTTTCACTATGACTCCAATATTAATTTCATCTACGACTACAATGTCGCCGAAGCAAAACTTCATTTTTCATCCCTCCAAACCCTTCCCGTCAAATGAGCTCATCCAGCTCTGGTGTTTTGGCTACTCACTACATATTGTGGTTAATAGTACTTATTCTACATCTCAACTACCATATTTTGTTGTTGTTGTCTTATTTCACCGATAGTATATCATAAATTTCATAAAGCGCAAGTTACCATGTGGGATTATTTTAAGGTATCATTTTAAGCGGATTATTCGGGTTGAGAGGGAATCTCTTTTTTGATTTTGCGGAATTTTAGAATAGTGGTATCCATAGCGAAGAAGGCTTTTTTGTAATTTTCGGAATTTGAGGGGGTGACTATACTCACCCGGGGGTGTTCTCTGTAGACCCCTACCCGGGGTAATGATGTATAAATCACGAATATATATGTAAAAATAGACCACTATCTAGTTAAACATGATTAGACTAGATAATAACTGTATATATAAAGTTATTAATGTTATTTATTTTACAATATGTTTATTTAGTCCTTGACTTATAATATACATAATGCTATTATATAGGTAATCAGTAATCATTCAATGAAAGCGAGGTTATTAATATGAGGATAGCATATGTAAGAGTATCTACAGTAGAGCAGAACGAAGCAAGGCAGCTTGAAGGATTGAAGAAACACAATATTGATAAGTGGTTCACAGAAAAGGTATCGGCCAAGAACACAGACAGACCGCAATTAACCGCAATGTTAGAGTTTGCCCGTGAAGGTGATACAATATATATTCATGATTTCAGCAGATTAGCAAGAAGCACAAAGGATTTACTAGAGATCGTTGAGAAACTAAATAAAAAAGGCATTCACCTGGTTAGTAACAAGGAGAACATCGATACATCAACACCAACAGGAAAACTCATGCTTACCATGATAGGCGCAATTAATGAATTTGAGCGTACCAATATGTTAGAGCGTCAACGTGAAGGGATCGCTATCGCCGTCAAGGAAGGAAAGTATAAAGGCCGTAAAGAAGTTAACATACCGGAATTCGGAAAGCACTATGATCGCTATATGAAGCGAGAAATAAGCAAACCAAAGCTAGCTGCAGAGTTAAATATATCAAGGGTTACTTTGGATAAACTAATAAAAGAACATGAGAATAAAATAAAATAGCATTATCGCAATAATAAAGCCTGGACTCATCATCCAGGCTATTTTTATACCGTCAAATATGTAATTATCATTTATTCTTTCCACTCCACATCTATAGCCCCGTGATTATCCGGCAACCCTACACGCTTTGCGATCTCTTCAGCGGTCAATGACTCTCCTAGTGACTGATTTCCCTGAATAACGACTTCTTGCTTATCCTGCATACCATAATAATTCTTTGCGCGGAACATAAAAAGTATTGGATTATCATAGCCCTCTAGGGCCATAACCTCGTCATATTCGGCTATTAATTGCTTAGCTTTTTTTATTATTGCGGAACAGGAAGAGCCGAGTTGTGCGTCTCTTTCGCCTCTTTCCCACCCATTTAAAGTATCATAAACGGTTCCTAATGCAAGAGCCAATCCCCTAACAGTAGGACGTAATTGAAACTCTGTACAATCAACAAAATATTCCTCAATCAACAACGACATTTCATCCACGGTTGAAAATTTCGGGATTCCCTGTTTTAAATGTAACTCCGTTAACCTTTTGAATAACTCTGCTTTCTTGGCTTCTTTATCAGGGTCCTTGGACTTACCAGACAATGCATAGGTTGACTTATCCCTGTTGCGTTTTCCTTTGACGGTTGGTTGCTCAAAATTGTCATTTCCACTATCTATATTAATAATATCGCTCATTTTATCACTCCGTTCCTAAAATGCCTCTATGGTCAAAATACGAGGTTGTGTTGGTGTTATATCGCATCCTTACAACTCTATATAATGTATCACCTATATATTATCATGATCCCCAAATAATGCAAGTTACCAAGTTAATTAGGATTGGACTGAGGTACTATCCCTTGACGGTAAGCATCTGAATACTGAGCTAACCATGGCTACATAGATACTTTTATATCCATTGCTGTCAAGGTTGGTTGTAGTCCGCATGGGTAATTTGTATCCGTTAATCATTATGAGATTTGAAACTCTCACCGCATCGCATTGTGTAACCACTGTAACCACTCATTTTTCAAACTGGTTACACTTTTGGTTACAGCTACAAGCCTTGATTTATAAGGATTTATAACACTTTTAATATAGTCTGTAACCAATGTAATAACGATTCCGGAGTATAGGGTCTACGCGCGAGACACTTCGCATCAATTGTTAAATAATTAACATATGTGTGTATATGTCTTAAAATATATGAGGTATATCTCAGGAAAAGTGGTTACACATAAAAAAAGTAGCTCTAACGCCTTATTTTATGCGGTGTGTAGCTGTAACCAAAATGTTTTTAAAAATGGTTACAAATTGGTTACAGGGTGATTATTTTATATATTTCTAGTTATCACTCACAAAAAAGCACCCTTTCGGATGCTCTGGTGTTACTAAAAATATTGCGGTGCTGCTCGAAGGATCTCTTTGATCTCTCCGAATGTTACCATATCCTCCATAATTCCAAATTTGAATTTACCTGGTGGTGTATCGATGTGTGTTAAAATCGTAACTGTGTTAAAGCTTAGTAAATATGCTTTATACGTTGTATTTTCGTCATGTTCCGATTTATGCACTGTGCAGGATATAACCTCAATATTTCCAGGGTAACCGCTGTATTTGGCTAATTCAGCCTTGACGGCATCTTTTAAAATCTCCGGACAATCCTCTAATTTGATTTGATCTGACATGCTCATACCTCCTATTCTATCATGCTTTCCAGGCTATGACATTCTCAATCTCACTCCCATAAGCGCAAAACGTGGGCCTTGTTCCATTCATGAAGAAAAATCCTTTTGTAAATCGTTCCTTTCCATCTTTGGTGTACTTGATAGATATGATTTGATTGTCTTTCGGCATCTCTGCCGTGTTATCAATATATTCGTTCATGCTGTTTTTACCTCCTGTTGTGCATGCTTCTCAATAACTATAATTTTGCTGGCTACTCCTGTCATTTCAAAAGTTCCGCTTTGTAAATCTTCCGTAAAACATGTTTCACAATCTAGCCATTCTCTAAATTCAATAGACTTTCTATCATTTGCAAAAGTCCAATGCGGAGAAGAAATAGAAACCAATGTACCGCCATCATTTAATAATTCGTAAGCATGTCTAATGTGGTTTTGTTCATCCGAGAAAGGCGGATTCATTATAATTGCATCATATTTATTGTTTGTTTCAAATTCAAGGAAGTCATTACCAACAACGTTATGGCCCTTTAATTTTAACAATTCGCCAAAGTGAAACATCTGTTCGCACACATCGAGATTGTTAGTATATTTTTTAATCTGATCCGCTATATTACCGATTCCGGCTGATGGTTCTAATACTCGGCTATTGCTGTCAATATGTGCATATTGAATCAATTGCTCAACAACCTTTGACGGCGTAAAGTTTATATCTCCCTTTTGCTGCATCTTATACTCGCGCTCAAGCTGCTTGATTTTCTTTTCCGTGTAGTTAACTGGTTTATTGCTGATATTATAAATTTGCTTATACTCATTTACTGCTTTTAATAGCTCGGCTGTATTATTTATTCCGGCTTTTTGTAATCGTTTTTGTCTGGTTGGTATTTCCTTGTTCCACCAGCCGTCAAGAGGACTATTATAATTAATACGTGGGAATTCTATAGCCGTTCCTCTGTTGCTGCTGTTGTATGCTTCATTACGAACGTAATATGAATGAATTTCATCCCTAAATGATGAAATAATCAAGTTTTCTTCTAATGGTGTTAAATCTCTGTTATCCAATGTATCAATTAAATATTGTAGTATATTAATATCTTTATGATAACTTTCAACTTTTAAATCCCTGCTTGCTTGTTCGTTCATTCGTTTCCATGTATTGGTTTGATAGTTTCCACTCAAAGAATCAATTTTCTTTTGTGTACTTTCGATCTGCTTATTAATCTTGTCAATTAAAAGAGACTTTTTAGCCTTGTTTTGCGTTTGGTTATCATATTCTTCAGCTTTTACGTTTGCGCTCGTTTCTTCCGTATTGTTTTGTGCTGGCGTAGCATTGTAATTCAATAATTCGCTTGGATCATATCCAAATACAAAAGAATGGGTGAACGTGGAATAATATGCTTTCATTGCTTTCATTTTGTCAGCTTCCTTCAAATACTCATCCCTTGACAGCGTTCTTTTGATCTTTACAAGCCAAATCTTTGCGCCAGTCTTGGTATGCATGCTTTCGGTGATATCGTACTCTTCGGATTGGATCGGCTCCGATGCTTCCGGCTGCTGAACTGGCGTGGTGGTTTTGTTATCTTTAACTCTTGCAGTTTTGGAAACTATTTTAAATTCATAATCAGGCTTGCAATCGAAATAATAAAAATCAACGTGGAAATAATCTGTCATACCGTCACAATCCTCATAATTATATGAATTAACGAAGGAATCAACATCTTTCAACATTTCCGCAACATCCTCCCTGTATACCTTGAAAAATGTTCCGCCTTTACTCCATATTCTTTGAATCTCTGCTTTGGCTTCCTCTGGATACCAACTTGTTAAAGTCCATTCCTGATTGCGGTTAGCTTTTCTGATGATCTCGTCAATGTCGTCCTCGGTAAGCTGATCTATGGTTTTGTAAATCTCGAATGGAGCCTCTTTCAATGAAACGTGTAATTCCTGACACATGGAAGCATATGAAGTCCTAACACTGAATTTAAAAGTCGGGTATTTCTCCTTTACATAAGCCCGGACAATAACGGCGATTTCTTTTAGGCTTCTATTCCAGTCATGGTTATGACCTTCCCAACCAAAATCAGTGTAGAATTTACTTCTGGTACTTTGAGCGGTTTCTGAAGTCTGTTGATCTGCTGTTACTGTTGCATTATATCTGCTTTTCCAAACCGGGAAGAGTGCATCATATTCACAATTGATTTCTTTCATTGTCTCAGCGTTTCCGCCTGCATCCGGATGATTTGCCTTTGCCAACTTTTTGAACTGCTCCTTTAAATCCTCAAATGATTTTACATTTTTAAAATATGCCATGGTGTATATCCTCCTTATTTTTGACTGTGAGCCTTGGAACTCTCTGTCCGGGGCATTACTGGGATTGCTCCCAGTCCTCTGCGTGGGATTAATAATTTTCTTCGGTTATCCAACAACCGCCCATAAATCTATGATATATGCTGACGAGTTTTAAATGACCGTTGCGCTTAACTCTGTAAGTTCTTAATGGCATGAATGCGTTCTGTTGTGCCGGGTTGATTGTGTTGCTGTCTAACTCTGTGTATTCTTCGTATTGTCTTCCTAATAACCAATCTATTGCTTTATAAAAGTCCTTTAAAATTGCCTCGTTCATTTCATTGACTCCACCAGCGAATATGTTGTAATTCTCTTCTCTATCCGTGAAGTAGTTCATTTGCTTCAATTCGTTGCTATAATAATTTTCTTTCATATTTTTCCATCCCTTCCGCTCCGAAGAGCTAACATCTATTTGATTTGTTGTTGCCGATAAATACAATATACACTTGTTTTTGGTGTATGTAAATATCAAATATGCACAAATATTGTGTGTATGTTTTAGTAATTATATACACTTGTAATGTGTGTATTTTGGTGGTAATATTAAGAAATGGAGGTGTCTCATGATACAATATAGAATTGATGTTCTTCAGAAATTAAAAGATAAGGGATATAGCACATACAGATTGCGTAAAGAAAAGCTTCTTGGTGAAGCTACTATACAAAAATTGCGTGAATCTGTTCTTGTGTCATGGGAAAATATCAACACGATCTGTTTCCTGCTCGACATCCAACCGGGCGATATGTTGGAGTATAAAAGAACATAGGATACGACTGCGCCTATTGGTGTCTGCCAGGCCCACGGCCCCTGTTATATTTATGACTATGAATCTGTCTCGAAATAACACATTCCTTTGACGGCATAGGTTTTGCATTGACTCGCCTTAATTGGTGGACGTAAGGCGTAAAGCTCCCAGGCTACATTTATGCTCTAATTGGCATCTGAAAGGCGCGAGGCTGCACTATTGATTTCATGTGTTAATTGGATACTGTAAGGCGTGAGGGCTCCTGGTTATCCGCGAGTATTAATTGGGTTCTGCAAGGCGTAAGCCGTCAACTGATAATAAGAAAAGCACCCCGGAGGGTGCTTTCTATTAATGTCACTATGGGCGAGTTGTAGTTAAATGTATCTTTCCACCACTAACTCGATATTGAACCCTTGTTCTGCAGCGAGGACATGTTTTAGTTCCGCTACTATTTTCTGATATTGTGCCAAGCGATTGTCCACATGGACATGTTAAAGTAAATTTCATCCCCATATCAGCTTCCTCCCTTCCACCCAGATACTACCATAATTCGCCAATATTTACAATAGAGTATGTAAAACAACTTCTATTGACACCAACGCTCTAAAATCAATTTCTAGCCAACTTCCCACTTAAACATATAAACCGCCGTCAAATGGATTGTGATTGCTCCTAGGCTAAAATTCAAAGCTACACAGTATAAATTTTCACAACAAAAAACACAGCCAGATTGACTGTGTTTTATTTTTTACATATTAATTTGTCTAGCGTACAAATCCTCCTTTCTTATGGGTTGTCCCATAATGTAGATTATTTGTAACACTCCTTTGTACTTGCGTTTATTACAAACACTTGTTTGATTGGATTGTTGATTGAGTCTTGATTGACTCTTTTCTGTAACGCCTTATTTACAAGGCTTTATAGCAGCTCGTAGGGGAATCGAACCCCTGTTTCCGCCGTGAGAGGGCGGCGTCTTGACCCCTTGACCAACGAGCCTCAAGAACAATATTTATTCTATACTATAACAAAGAAAAAAGCAAGCCCTTTTTTCATTATTTTTTCGAATTGTTTTACCAATTGATACATTTCGTTAATAATGACGATATCAAATATATTTGGCACTATCGCTCTTATGTAAAATAACGTGGTAGAATTTACCTTTTAACCATTATAAGTCGATCCATTTCATTATAATCATTTTCATTACCATAATATAAGCTAGCTAATCGCCCAATTAACTCATTCTTTCTTTGAAAATACCAGTTTAATTCCAAATAATATTAATAATACTCCTACTACGATATTCATACCATTCATGATACTCTTCGGCAGAAATCTACTGACTATGGTACCTAGTATTGCTATAATGCTAAGAAAGCTTATGGTCGATAGGATACATCCAAAGCCAAAGTAGAACAGCTGAAGTTTATTCAACTTATATTGAATAACCTGGGTTGAGAATACACTGCTCCAAAAAAGAATTGTAAGTGGATTCGAACCTGTTAGGAGCAATCCTTTAAGAAAGATATTCTCCTGTTTCTCTGCTGGAAACAGGGAAATGGATGGTAGCAGATGCATCCCAAGAACTCCGGTTATCATACTTATGCCGAACAGCATCAAAATAACACATCCAAAAAGCTTTATGATCCTTTGAATCTGAATGTTTTTCATAATTGCTGCGACACCAAGACCGGATAACAGTATATAGAGACCATCAACGAAGGTAATGGCAGAGACAAGAATAATCCCGGATAATAATCCCTCTGAAGCAGAAGTATTAAATACCAGTAAACACATTGGACCAACCGCTAACTGAAGCAGAATCCCAAAACGAAACCCCTTAATTATCATAACAACCACCACTTCTATTCCACTAATGGGATTTTTATGTAAATTACTTTCAAAAAACAAAAAAAGCTGACACCAGAAAACTCTAGTCCTTTGCTACAAAGTAAAAGGATCAAATATTCTGGCATCAGCAAATCAAAGCATCAACCTCAAAATTGATTAGAGTGTCAAAACCTTACAATCAACTTTTTGTCAATTTGTACATCTCTACCTATACGATTACATGATACAGAATATAACCCTAAGACAGAAAATCCATTAAGGACATCTGATTGGAGGCTGGAAGCTCTCCAAACAATCCCATCTTCGCCATGTTGTCTACCACTGTCGAGCTTACCTTACAACGAATCTTAAAATCATCCCTCGACAGGAAGGGACCCTGTTTCGCAGCCTCCACAACCGCATCAGCAGCTTTATCACCAAGTCCGTCTATGGTACTTAAGGAAGGCATCAATTTATCATCGATGATCTGGAAGGCGTGAGCCTTCGCATTATATATATCAATCGGTAAAAACTGAAAGCCACGTGCATACATCTCCTGTACAATTCTCATATCCTTGAAGGTATCCTGCTCCTTCTTGGTTAAGGTATTACTGCGCTTCTTATAATCTGCAATATGCTGTTCCAGTACATTTCTGCCGAGACACATCAGCTCATAATTAAAGGCAGACGCACGGATGGAGAAATATGCTGCATAATAGGCCAACGGATAATATACCTTAAAGAATGCAATACGAAAGGCCATCATAACATATGCTGCTGCATGGGCTTTCGGGAACATGTACTTAATCTGCTTACAAGACCAGATATACCAATCCGGTACTCCTGCTGCTACCATCGCCTGTTCCATCTCCGGAGTTAAGCCCTTTCCTTTACGTACACTTTCCATAATCTTAAAGGATTGGCCGGGCTCTACACCGGTCGCAATCAAGAAGATCATAATATCATCACGGGTACAGATCGCGGTAGACAGGGTGCATTTCTCATTCTGAATCAGTGTCTGAGCATTGTTCAGCCATACGTCCGTACCATGGGACAGACCGGAGATACGAACCAGATCAGAGAAGGACTTTGGCTGGGTATCCTTCACCATCTGCATAACGAAATCGGTACCAAACTCCGGAATACCAAGACAGCCCAGCTCACAACCGTCGATATCCTTCGGTGCGATGCCAAGGGCCTTGGTATCATGGAATAAGGATAGTACCTTCTCATCGTCCAACCGGATCTTCTGGGCATTCAGTCCGGTCAGATCCTCCAGCATACGAATCATCGTCGGATCGTCGTGGCCAAGAATATCCAGCTTTAATAAATTATGATCAATGGAATGGTAATCAAAATGGGTGGTAATGGTCTTCGTCGTCATATCATTTGCCGGACGCTGTACAGGGGTAAAGGAATAGATATTCTCACCATGAGGCAATACTACGATACCTCCCGGATGCTGTCCGGTAGTTCTTCTGACACCTACGCAGCCATCTACGATACGATCAATCTCCACATTTCTCTTATGGATCCCGCGCTCTTCATAATAGTTCTTCACGTAACCAAATGCTGTCTTATCCGCCAAGGTACCGATCGTACCGGCACGGAAGGTGTGTCCGGTGCCAAATAGAACCTCCGTATAATCATGTGCCTTACTCTGATATTCACCCGAGAAGTTTAAGTCGATATCCGGCTCCTTATCACCATAGAAGCCTAGGAAGGTTTCGAAGGGAATATCATGACCGTCCTTCTCCATAGGCTGTCCACAGACCGGACAATTGCGGTCTGGCATATCGCAGCCGGAGCTGCCACCGTATTTCTTAACCTCCTCTGAATCAAAATCAGAATAGTGACAATTTAGACAGTAATAATGGGGCGCCAAAGGATTAACCTCCGTGATACCGGCCATTGTTGCTACGAAGGAGGATCCAACGGAACCACGGGAACCTACCAGGTAGCCATCCTCGTTCGATTTCCATACCAGCTTTTGAGCGATGATATACATAACCGCAAAACCATTATTGATAATTGATTTCAGCTCATGCTCCAGTCGGGCCTCTACCGGTGCGGGAAGGGGTTCACCATACATGGAATGTGCCTTATCGTAACAGATATTACGTAGGTTTTCTTCCGAATTAGGCAGTACCGGAGGACATTTATCCGGTCTCACAGGGGATATTTTCTCTATCCGATCTGCGATCAGATTACTATTTGTGATAACAACCTCTTCTGCCTTCGCTCTGCCCAGATAAGAGAATTCCTCAAGCATCTCTTCCGTGGTACGAAGATATAAAGCAGCTTGTTCATCCGCATCCTTAAAGCCTTTACCGGCAAGAATAATCCTACGGTATACCTCGTCCTCCGGATCCAGAAAATGAACGTCACAGGTAGCTACTACGGGCTTATTGTATTCTTCTCCCAGAGCGACAATTCTGCGATTTAGCTCCATCAAATCTTCCTTTGTATTAATGTCCTTATCATCGCTTCGTTCGCTGCGAATTAAGAATTCATTATTACACAAGGGCTGAATTTCAAGATAATCATAGAAATCCACCAGCCTGGCGATCTGCTCATGGGACTTATTGGTCAAAACAGCTTGGAAGACCTCGCCTGCTTCACAGGCAGAACCCAGAATAATCCCTTCTCTGCATTCCATCAGGAGACTCTTCGGTATCTTTGGACGTTTATTATAATACTCAATATGGGATAAGGATACCATCTTATAAAGATTAACTCTTCCCACATCACTGGCAGCCAGTAGGATCGCATGGTAAGCAGGAAGCTTTCGAATCGCCTCCGCACTCATCTTGCCCAGCTTGTCAATCTCATCCACTCTATTAATCTCACGAGCTTTCAACATTGTAACGAACTTTAAGAATATCTCAGCCGTCGCTCCTGCATCATCCACTGCCCGGTGGTGATTCTCCAAGGAGATATTAAGCGCCTTTGCGACCAGGTTTAATTTATGCCTGCTTAACTCCGGTAATAGAATACGGGATAGACCAACGGTATCGATTACCGTATACTCGATTTCAATTCCTATTCTTGACGCATTTTTATTGATAAAGCCCACATCAAAGGAAGCATTATGGGCAACTAGACTACAGCCCTCGCAAAAGGCCAGGAACTCAGGCAGGATTAGATCTATGGTTGGCGAATCAATCACCATATTGTCATTAATCGAGGTCAGCTGTTCAATCTCATAGGGTATCGGAATCTCCGGATTGACGAAGGTACTGTAACGATCCGTAATCTCTCCGTTCTTTACCTTCACTGCACCGATTTCAATAATACGGTCATTAGTCTGGCTAAAGCCGGTGGTCTCAATATCAAACACTACAAAGGCATCATCAAGACTCTGTCCCTTCGCATTAGTAACAACCTCTTTGAGGTCATCCACGAGATAGGCTTCCATTCCATAGATCACCTTGAAATTCTTCGCTCGCTTCTGCTCCTCTTCGTCCGCATAATCCTTTGGATTAATGGCATGACTGGCATCCGGAAAGGCTTGTACTACACCATGGTCCGTTATCGCGATGGCCGAATGTCCCCATTTAAAGGCACGCTTCACCATTTTCTTTACATCAACTACTGAATCCATATCACTCATCATCGTATGGGCATGGAGCTCCACACGCTTAGCAGAGGCATTATCATTTCTCGAATTACTTAAGAAATCACTGATTGTCTTAATTCCCACAACAGAACCAATGGTAATATCTCTCTCATAGGTGTCATTCTGGGCGATTCCCTTTAAAGAAAAGAATCCGCCCGGTTTTAATAACGAGGTAATTTCATCGACTTCAATTGTCTTAGCATACAGCTTGACCTTAATGGAATCAGTATAATCCGTCATAACAAAGGTAATAATGCTTTTTTCATTTCCGATGGTTCGCGTATCCGGCTTAATCAGCTTGCCACGTATGACAACCTCACCAATCTCCGCAATGATATCACAGATGGGAACGATCGTTCCTTCAAAATTCTTACCATAAACGACGGATGGATCCTGAGGAAGCTTTCGATAGCTTCCCTTGCCCTTATCATAGGCACTCTTACCAAAACTCTTTGCCGGTGCCTGTTTCGGCGGCTCCGATTTTCCTGCGGCTTGCTTTGTTGCTTCTGCTTTCGGTGCTTCCGCCTTTGTCAACCCATCTTTACCTGACCCGATACCCGCTTCCTGCGAGGTCCTAGATTGACTAATAGCCTTGCTCCCTTCATCCCCATTGAATCCGGTCCCAACGGCCTCCAGACCTGCGGCCTGTTCCTGCTC